ATGCCAAACTGAGACACCAAAACGCTGCGGCTAGGGGCGAGGTTTACGATCAAGCAACGGGCTTGCGCCATGCTGCGCACGAAGCTTGGAACGCGCTTGCGGTGTTGCAGTTGCAGATTGATGCAGATAGGGCGCGAAAATGAGCTTTGACAACGGCCTATGGCTTATGCACGGCGACTGCCTAGAGCGCATGAAAGAGATACCCGATGGCAGCGTTAATTTAACAGTGACCAGTCCACCATATGACAATCTACGCAGCTACAACGGGAATAACGAGCAGTGGGGTGAGCATGTATGGAAACAGGTGTTGCAAGACCTTTACCGAGTCACTGCTGATGGGGGTGTGGTGGTTTGGGTTGTTGGTGATGCCACGATTAAGGGCAGTGAGACAGGTACTTCATTCAAACAGGCATTACATGCAATGGAGTGTGGATTTAATTTACATGACACTATGATATATGAGAAAAACAGTTCTACATATCCAGCAAGTGCTAAAAGCAAAAGATATAGTCAAATATTTGAATATATGTTTATCTTTTCAAAAGGTAAGATAAAAACAACTAATCTAATAATAGATAAAAAAAATAAATGGGCTGGTCATAAAGATTTCTCTGGTAAATTAAGAAACCCAGTTCCTGATTTTTCTCCTAGAAATAATATATGGAAATATACAACCTCTTTTAATGGTGTTAAGGGACATCCAGCGGTGTTCCCAGAAGAACTAGCCCATGACCATATCGTTAGCTTGTCGAACGAGGGTGATACTGTTTTTGATCCATTTATGGGTAGTGGTACGACTGGCAAGATGGCCAAGCTGCTGAACCGCCGCTTTATAGGCATCGAGCTAGATGCTGCTTATTTTGAGATTGCGCAGCGCAGGATTGAGGATAGTAGGGGGCAGATGTGTGAAGCGCCTGAGGGTATTAAAGCTAGAATGACTGCATGATGACCCACCCCAAATGCTTCACCCAGCCCGCCTATGCCGATTGGCACGACATCGAGGGCTATTCGCACTTGGTATCGTCTAAGCTAAAGGAAAAAGAATGAAGCAGAAGAAAGATAGCCCCATCAAGAACGCAACAGCAGACCCACGCGAGCCGTGGGGGCTGCCAAAGCCAACCCTGCGCCCAGGCGCAGAGGATTTTTTAAAGGTTCCTAGCTTGCGAGGTGAAGAGCGGGTGGCACATGCGCCAGCAAGGGGCATAGGAGCGAAGAGCTGAACAAAAGGAAGACCTCTAATGTGGGGAAAAGCCGCACAAAACAGGTAAAAACAACTCATCCGTACTAGAATCCCACCGAATAACGCCAAAAAGGGGAAACCGATGCCGCCAGCTCCACAAAAGCCCATAGCCAGTACCGAGAGGGTCTATCAAGCCGTCTTTGAACTGAGGAAGCTACTACAACCAGCAACTCGGGAGGTAGTAGCAGACCTCACCCAACTGAAAATGACCATAGTAGACGACAGGCTTCGCGCCCTAGTAGACGATGGGAAGCTAAAGAGACTGGTAAGAGGGATGTATGAGCTAGTAGAAGTCTTTGCAGCCCCTAGAGCAATTAGCAAGACAATCCTGAGCGACGGAACAACCGTCCTAGACATAGGCGACGATGTTTTGACCCTAACACCACAAGAAGCCCGCATCCTCGCAGAGCTTTGCATCGGGTCAGCCCACACCGCTTTGATGATACACACAACAAACCAGCATCTTTTCTTAGCCACAGAGCTAACGGCAAAAGTCGAAAAGCTAGAGCGCCAGCTCAAAACAGCAAAACAAGGGAAAACAAACCAAGACGACTAATCGCTTAGGGTTTGCAAAAAGAACAAAAAACAAGGAATATCAGCAACATGGACAATACAACAACCAAGAAGCCCGCACCCGAAAAGGTGGCGGGCATTCCTACGCCTATGGCAGACTGGGAAAAGATCGAGCTTGACTATCGGGCTGGCATCAAGACCCTGCGGCAGATAGCGGACGAGAACGGTATTACCCACGGAGCGATCAACAAGCGGGCGAAGCGTGACGGCTGGGAGCGCGACCTATCCGAGAAGATACAAAAAAAGGCCGATGCGCTGGTATCCAAGGCGGCGGTATCCAAGCAGGTATCCAAGGAGTCCAAAGCATCCGAGCGACAGATTGTTGATGCGAATGCGAATGCTGTAGCTGATGTGCGCCTCGCCCACCGCAAGGATGCAAGCCGCGCCAGAATCCTGACAAATCGGCTTTTTGACGAGCTGGAGAAGCAGACAGACCCAGAGACATTAGCGCTGCTGGAAGACTTGGGAGATATGCTGCGGCGAGAAGACCCAAAAGGGCAAGACAAGATGAACGACCTTTACCAAAAGGTAATTGGCCTATCAGAGCGAAGCAAGACCATGAAAGTTCTTGCTGATACTTTCCGCGTGCTTGTGGACATTGAGCGGACGGCTTTCGGCATGGACATCAACGAAAAACCACCCGAAACAAACCCTGTCGAATCACTGCTGCTCAAAATCGCTACAGCGTCCACTAGTGCGTTCAAGCCATCGAGTAGCGACCCTGAGCGCTTTCAAAACCCAGAAATCAACGGTTTTATGCCAAAATCGCTGAAATAATAGGCAGAAAATGCAGCAACTGTCGCATCACCACATCCCGACTGCCTCAGTCCCGCTTGATGCGGATGAGCTGGAAAGGTGTCTGGCAAGCCCAGAATGGAGGCTTTTCAGTGGTGCGCTCTACAAAATTATGGTCAAAGGCGATGACGGCGAAACCGATCTTGTCATGCCCTTTATTCCAAACAGAGCGCAGCGCCGATTTATCGCTAGGCTTTGGCATCGCAACTTAATCCTCAAAGCGCGGCAGCTCGGCTTCACAACTCTAATTGCGATCATGTGGCTAGACCACGCACTGTTCAATGCCAATCAACGCTGCGGCATTATTGCCCAAGACCGCGAGGCAGCAGAAGCCATTTTCCGCGACAAGGTGAAGTTCGCCTATGAAAACCTGCCGCCCGAGATTAAGGCGGCGTTCCCGCTTGCCCGAGATTCAGCCGCCGAATTGCTATTCACGCACAACAACAGTTCGGTGCGCGTGGCGACTTCGGTTCGTTCAGGCACAATCCACCGCCTTCATGTAAGCGAGTTCGGCAAAATCTGCGCAAAGTACCCAGACAAAGCCCACGAGGTGATTACAGGCTCTATCCCCGCAGTCCCTTTAGGCGGCATCCTCGTCATTGAAAGCACAGCCGAAGGAGGCGAAGGCGAGTTCTACGACATGGCCATGCGAGCGCAAGCCATGCACTACAGCGCGAAGATAGAGACAGAGCGGGACTATCGCTTTCACTTTTACGCTTGGTGGATGGAGCCAAAGTACACGATGGATCCAGCTTTAGTCGTCGTTTCGATAGAGCAGCATCACTACTTTGAGGAGATCGAGCAGCTAATGGACTGCAAAATCGACCCTGGCCAACGGGCTTGGTATATCGCCACACTCGAAGCCGACTTCACAGGCGCTGAAGAAAAGATGTGGCAAGAGTACCCATCAACCCCGAATGAAGCCTTCCAAGTATCGACCAAGGGCAACTACTATGCAAAAGACTTGGTAGAGCTGCGCAAGCGCGGCGGGATTACGACAGTTCCAGTGCTTGACCTGCCAGTCTATACATTTTGGGACATCGGACGAGCAGACGGCACAGCAATTTGGTTTGCGCAGTTCTTGCGTGGTGAAGCCCGCTTCATTGGGTACTATGAAGAGCATAACGAAGACTTGGTTCACTACGCCAGACACTTGCAAAGCCTTGGCTATCTATATGGTGCGCACTTCCTGCCCCATGACGCAGACTACCGAAAGCTGTCTGACACCAACAAAAGCACCAAAGATATGCTGCAAGACCTGCTGCCAGGTCAGAAGTTCGTAGTTGTCCCCGTGATTACGGACTTGATGACGGGCATTTACAGCACCAGAAAGCACTTGAAGGGCGCATTCTTTGACGCTGACGCTTGTAAACTCGGTATCAGCCGCATTCAGGGTTATACAAAAAAGTTCAGTCGCAGCGAAAATAGATACATCGACCAACCAGACAAGTCAAATAAGTGCAGCGAGGGCGCGGATGCGCTTCGGCAATGGGCGCAAGCCAAAGATGCGGGACTGCTAGACAGGCTAATCGACGGTGGAACTGGTGGATATGTGGAAGCACCGCCGCCTGAGTACGCATAACGGAAAAAGTAGGACTACAAAATGATGATTGACGCACCAGTAGACGACAAAAGCGGCAAAGACGATGGAAACACGCCTTTGACGATAGATGAGTACCGTCAAATCCACGAGGAAATCGAGCATCAGCCCAGAGCTTGGCGGCCTATTGCCGACAAGGAAATGGAATATGCAGAAGGCAATCAACTCAACACCAAGCTGCTTGAAGCGCAAAAGGCTTTAGGCATCCCTCCTAGTAAAGAGAACTTGATCGGTGCAGCGCTTGAAGGCATCCGAGGCTTTGAAGAGGCGAATCGCACTGACTGGCGAGTCACAGCCAACGGGCAAACAGGCGGGGAAGATGTGGCAGACGCTATCCGCTACAAGCTGTATGAGGCCGAAAAGTCCTCAAAAGCAGATGACGCGTGCAGCAAAGCCTTCTATCCACAGATAGGCATCGGTCTTGGCTGGGCAGAAGTAAGCCGCTCTGATGACCCTTTTGGCTCGCCATTCCAATGCAAATCCGTAAATCGTAACGAGATTCACTGGGACTGGGCTTCCGAGCAAGACGATTTAAGCGATGCACGATGGCTGCGCCGTCAGCGATGGATGCACCCAAGCCGACTAGAGCGGGTTTTTCCAGAGCACGCCGAGCTAATCAAGGCTTTCGGAAAGTCTGGCATTGGATGGTGGTCCGAGTATGCGGCAGACCCATTAAGTGGCGGTGGCAGCACAGGCATGAACCGCGCCTTTGATGTAGCCCGAGAGTGGACAGTGACAGAGGATCGCTGGTATAACCCGCACAATAAAGAGGTCTGCGTCACTGAGCTATGGTATCGCCGATGGTGTGAGGTTGTTGTACTCAAGAGTCCAGACGGTCGAGTAGTTGAGTACGACGAAGAGAACCCAGCTCATGTTGAAGCCGTTGCGCTAGGTCAAGTGCAGCATCGGCGCGTTGTCGTGCCCCGAGTTCGCCGCAGTTACTGGCTTGGCCCCCATGTTCTATTTGATGGGCCAACGCCTTACACGCACAAGCACTTCCCGTATGTGCCGTTTTGGGGCTTCCGCGAGGAGAACTCACGCGTACCTTTCGGCTACATCCGCAATATGCTAGACCAGCAGGACACGCTGAACAGCGGCAATAGTAGGCTTCGCTGGGCAATCAGTGCTTACAGAACCACCCGAACGAAAGGCGCGGTGGCTATGACGGACGCGCAACTGCGTAAACAAGTAGGCCGTCTTGACGCTGACATCATCCTAGACCCTGATGCAATGAGCAGGCCAGGCGCCAAGTTTGAGGTTAAGCGCGATTTTCAGATGACCAGTCAGCAGCTAGAGCTACTGGCCAACGCCCGCCAAGCTATCGAGCGCGTCAATCCAGCAGCAGCAGGCGCGTTCTCTGGCCGCCGTGGAACGGCAACGAGTGGCGTTCAAGAGCAAACCCAAGTTGAGCAAGCCAATCAAACCCTTGCGCACATGATGGGCAACTTCAAACGAGGCCGAACACAAGTCGGCGAACTGCTTATGGCGATGATTGTGGAAGACATGGGCAAAGACGAGCAGACGGTGATCATTGAGGGTGACGCGGTGAAAGAGACCCGCACAGTCGTGATAAACCAGCAACAGGTGGATGAGCGCGGCTATCCATATCTGACTAATGACCTGCAACGCACCCGCTTACTAGTCGCTTTGGAGGATGTCCCAAGCAATCCGTCTTACCGTGGACAGCAGCTAACAGCACTTTCCGAGACAATCAAGGCGCTGCCGCAGGATTATCAGACCGCAGCAATGCCGTTCTTAACTAGCCTGATGGATTTTCCCTTCAAGAAAGAGCTGGCAGACGCTTGGAAAGAGGCCAGCACACAGCAAACCCCCGAGCAAATCGAGCAGCGCGTCAAACAAGAGGTCGATGCTGCGCTACAAAAAGCACAAGCAGAACTCAAGTCACGCGAACTGGACTTGAAAGAGAAGCTGAACGAGGCGCAAATCAATCAAATGATGGCCAAAGCGGTGCAGACTGGCGTTCAAGCAGCATACTCTGCAATGCAGGCTGGGGCACAAGTGGCTCAAATGCCAATGATTGCACCAATTGCGGACAAGGTGATGCAAGGCGCTGGCTATCAACTGCCAAACCCAGGCGGGCAAGACCCGAACTTCCCAACACCAGAAGCCGCAGCAGCTATGAATCTACGCAGCCCGTATGTCCAAGGCGAAGGTGCGCAACTTGGGAGTGAGCAAATCGGAGAACTGGAAGTGCAGAAGAACACCAGCCCGCAGTTCCCGCCAGTCCCGCAAGAAGGCGCAAGCCCCATGCGAGGGATTGAAACTCCAGCGGTAGCCGATAACCTGCCGTAAACAGGAAGAATCAGAGCTAAAAACAACAAGGCCGCCTTTATAGGTGGCTTTTTTGTTTCAGCACAGATTAGGGTTTATCGTTTTAGTTGCTTTTCAGCACACTATCAAGTAAGCGGGCTGAGTAATCAGTGCGTGATGACTTGCTAGTAGAGATGCTTGCAAGATGCATGAGAAAACCCTTGCGGTCACGGCGATATGTGGCGGGGAAAACATGACAACAAATCAGGACTTTTACGACAACATCGATTCAGCTTTAACACCAGAGCAGGCGGCGCAGGCATTAGCCTTAGCCGAGGGCGATACCGCTAAACCAGCGGAAACAGGCAGCAAGCCCGAAGCTGCCACTGACGAAGGCGAGACAAGCAAAGTTGGTGACAAAGACGATAGCGCTCAATCTAAAGCAAACGACGAAGACGGTATAACAGCCGAAAACGCGGTTGTACTGGCAAAGGATGGCAAACACACCATACCTTATGACAGGCTAGAGAAGGCGCGACAAGGTGAACGGCATTGGCGAGAGCAAGCGGAAAACGCGCAGTACCAACTGAGCGAGCTGCAAGCGCAAGCCCAAGCACGAGCAGACGCAGGACAGACCCAAACCAAGACAGATCAACTAGTTGCACAGGCGCAAGCCGCAATGGAAGATGGTGTTGATGCGGAGTTGTTTGGCGACTTTTCGGAAGAGGCGTTGAAAGCTGGCGTAAGTAAGCTAGTGGATCTAAAGGTTGAGCAGCGAGTGCAGGCAGAAGTCAGCAAAGCGCTAGCACCACTCTTAGAAAAGCAGCAGAAAGAGGCTAGTTCAGCGCACTATGACGCTATCTACGGAAAGCACCCAGATGCGGATTCAATCGCCGAAAGCGCTGAATTCAACGACTGGGTGAACAAGCAGCCAAGTGTCGTCCGAGCCGCTTACCAAAACCTGTTTGACCCCAAAGTCGGGGGCACAGCAGAGCAAATCGTCGAAGTGTTCGATGCCTTCAAAGCATCAAACGGTGTCGGAAGTCCAAAAAGTGCAGCGCCGAATCAACGAAGCGCTGCGCAAACTGCCTTAGCAAACAGTAAGGTTGCGCCTCCATCTAGCTTATCCAGCATACCTGGTGGGCGAAGTGCAGGTTCAAACACGCTGGATGCTACGGCAGACATGGGCGGCGCGGAGATGCTAGCGGCAACATCAGGGATGACACCGCAACAGATCGAAGCGTGGCTAAACCGCAGAATCTAAGGAGAAATTCAAATGAGTACCAAGACCAATGTATCGGCAGATAGCAAAGGTAAGATGATCGAGCAGGCGGTTGGCGTGTTCCATACGAACACCCAACGCAACACGCAGATGCGTCACTTAACAGGCGCTATGCCAACAATCGAATCGGCAATGGAAGGCGCGAAAGCGAATCAACAGTCGAAAACATCAATGCCAATCGTCCGCGCCCAAGACTTGACCAAAGGCAAAGGCGACGAGATTACCTTCCACCTTGATAACCCAATCGGCGCTTACCCAATCATGGGCAGTGAGTACGCCAAGGGTAAAGGCGTTGGTATGTCTTTTGCAGAAGACCGCTTGCGTGTAGACCAAGTTCGCTTCGTAATTGACATGGGCAACACCATGACTGACTTACGCAGCCCAATCGATATGCGCAAACTTGGCCGCCCTAAAGTTCAATCGCTGATGGATCGCTATGTAGACCAGTCGATTCTGGTGCATTTGTCTGGCGCTCGCGGCTATCACGACCACCAGAAGGAGTGGGTAATCCCAGTCGATACCAATCCCGCCTTCAAATCGGTGATGGTAAACCCCGTCAAAGCGCCAACACGAAACCGCCACTTAGTTGCCGCTGGCACATCAGTGAGTGAGTTTAGCGTAAACTCAGGCGAGATGACGATTGCGACGACCGATCTTTTGACCATGAGCATTTTGGATTCAGTCCGCTCATGGGCAGATAGCATCGCTCTGCCACCATCGCCAGTTCAGTTTGATTCAGACCAAGCTGCAACAGATAGCCCGCTGCGCGTGTTTTTGGCATCGCCATCACAATACAGCACCTTTGCAACAGACCCTAGCTTCCGCGCTTTCCAAGCAAATGCGAATGCTCGTGCTCGTTTGGCAAAAGACCACCCATTATTCTTGGGTGACGCTGGCTTGTGGAACGGTATCTTGATTCTCAAGAACCCGAAACCAATCCGCTTTTACGCTGGCGATACTGTCAAGTATTGCGCAAGCTACGACAGCGAGACAGAATCAAGCTGCATTGTGCCAGCATCCTTTGGCACAAACTTCGCGGTAGACCGTGGCTTGTTGCTCGGTGGTCAGGCTTTGGCTCAGGCTTTCGGTGCATCGCGCCATTCAGGTATCCCGTTCTTCTGGAAAGAGGAAGAGGATGACTTTGATGACAAGATGGAAATCGCTATCGGCGCAATCATGGGTATGTCGAAAATCCGCTTTGCAGTGGATCATGGTGACAGCACTCAATTCACGGACAATGGCGTAACAGTCTTGGACACCGCCGTTAAAATCATGAAGCCACGCGGCTAATTGGTTACTAGACCCGCAGATAACGCGGGTCTAGGTTCGTTATTCATCAATTCTTAGGAGTCCATCATGGCTACAGTAAAGAAAAACTCAATGAGCATCAACCAATACGGCGGTGCAATTCAGGCGGGCAATGTCACTACTTATCGTGCAGAGCTTTCCACAAACGCGGCTGGCGGCGCCTTGAACGCCAATAGCACAACAGCCCTCGCCATTGCCGATGTTGTCCTGTTGGCGGTCTTGCCCGAAGGCTTCGTACTAGAAGATTCGCAAGTGATCGTATCAACTGGCTTCACAGCATCAGTCACTGGCTCGCTTGGCTTTGCTTATGCTGACGGTGTTGATAGCACCGAGGTACCACAGGACGCTGCCTACTTTGGCGCTGGCTTGGTTCTTTCGTCTGCTGCCCGTCTGCGTAATGTCGTTGCAAAAGCACCAGTCAAGCTTCCGAAAGAGGCGTATTTGACGCTGACTATCGCTGGCGCGGCTAATGCCAAGGCTGCGCGTTTGGATGTGATTGTTCACGGTGAGCGCATCGGGCCTAAATAATAGGCATAATCGGCTGGACTAGCGGGGCTTGTGCCCTGCTAGTTCCCGCCAACCCGATACAAACAGCTAGGACAGCACGATGAGCAACACTATTGCAGTCAAGTACACAGGTAACAACGAGCCGCACTTTGTAGATCACATCTACGGTAGCGGCTTGACCTTTGAAAAAGGCCAAACCCGCCTTGTCCCTCCCCTATTGGCCGCAAGTTTCTTGCAGCACTCAGATGTTTTTGAGGCAGGCGACGAGAAAAGCGTACCAAAAGCCAAGGCAAAGAGCGCAGAAGATGACACCCAAGAGTTCCTCGATAAGCGTGAAGCCGAAGAAAAAGCCCTGCGCGAGCTGGACGATAACCGCTATTCACTGTTCAACCAGCTTGAATCAATGGACAAAGCGGGTTTGATTGAGTGGTCGCTTGTAAACTACAAGCAAAAACTGCCAGGCAATTACGGTGTTCCGAAGTTGCTGGACATGGCTAAAGGCTTTGTAGACCAATACGGTATGCCAACATGACACTCACAGAGTTAATCCGTCGTTTCAGAACCTTGTCAAACGACAGGGTAGCGCCTTACTTCTGGTCGGACGCTGATGTGACGGACTGGCTCAACGATGCGCAGCGACAGGCTTGCATCCGTGGGCGCTTGCTGCGTGAGGATGACCTAGACGCAGTATGTCTAATACCACTTGTCTTGGCCAAAAAGACTTATGTCCTGCATCCTGCCGTTTACGAAATCATCAATATCCGCATGATTCGCGGCACAGATAGACCAGTAGACCGTGATATTGTTTCAAGCGAGTGGCTGGACGGCAAGCTATCAGACTGGCGCAATCAAGTAGGTGATTCTCGATTCGTCATTCAAAACGATACGACTATCCGAGTTGTTGGAGAGCCTGTTGTTGGAGATGCGCTCAAACTTGAGTGCTATCGCCTCCCAATTGAAGTGCTCGAAGATGGTGATGATGAGCCAGAGATCCACAGTGCGCACCATGAACACCTGATTCAATGGGCTTTGCACAAGGCTTTTAGTATCCCTGATGCGGATTCATTCGATGCAAACCGCTCAGACCAAGCCGAAGAATCATTCACTCGCTACTTTGGCCGACTGCCTGATGCTGATATGCGGCGCGTGACGCGGCATGATGAAGTCCAGCACAACGAACTAATCTTGCCGTAAGGCCACAAGGCGATTCATGGCCAACTCCCCATTCTTAATATCCGACAGCGGCAGCACAGGCAGCGGCTTAAATCGGCAAGACCCGATTGTCATTAGTAGCGGGACACCATACACAGCTACTATTGGCACAGTTCCATCAAACCAAGTTGTTTGGTTTAAGGTACTTTTAGGCGCGGGCAATTGGAAGTTTGGCGGGGCGACAGAAGGCACAGAACTATTTGCTGCGGTCTTTAACAATGCAGGCAAGTTGATGTATCGCGGCAGGGGATTCGCAGAGCGCGTATTGACTGATGGCGTTTATCTCATAGCAATATCAAACAAATATTCATCAGCCGAAGACAACTTTGTCGTGACTGCTGGCACTTATGGAAGCGTGATACCGCCAACAACAAACATTCAACTGGCACTTTCATCTACGCCAGCCAAAGAAATAACGCCTGAATGGGTAAAGAGCCGTGATACTTTCAAGAGAGCAATCTGGTGTCCAGCGCCAAAAGAGAATCAAGTGCCCGCCTCGATAGCTATAGTTTCTGAATACGGCGTAGCTACCCCTTCGTTATCACTAGAAAGCGGTGGCTTATCAAGGGTTTTTGGCGGACCAGAGCAGATATACTATATCGACCCAGGCCCAGGTGAACGGATATTCTTTGTAGAGGATGATGAAGGAGAGGCTGGGCATTACACAGGGACACTGTTCGCACGATATAGACCTTCTGGGGCTGGGTTTTTCAGCAACACCTTTTCCGAGTCAGCTTCCATCAAGCTAAATCTAAACAGAATTGCCAAATTCGGCATTAAGGCGGTAGTAGGATTTTCTCTTCGCAGGCCGTTTGGCAGCTTAACAGAGGCTGAAGCATCAAATTCTATCAAAGTGGAGTTGCTTAACAATCTCGGACAGGTAGTTGTGACTGCTAATGGCGGCGTAGGTCTTGAGGCTTTCATAAAAGGAAGCCCGAATAAAGTCTATAACGCCATAGCGTCTGGCAAAAAATACGAAGAAAGCGACAAGTTCTCAGCCCCAGCATTCAGGGCGCTTGCAATTATGATCGCTCCAGATGGGCGCGTAGCAGTCGGTACACATCATCCAGACTTCATTACAGAGATCCAAGACTTCAAGATTTATTACAACTACACCTGTCATCACGGTGGCTATCCAGAGATAGGCACATTGACAGCCGAAGATATGGCTATTACAGCTATCCGCGTCACGGTATCAAAGACTTGTGGCATGACATACGCTGACATTCACCTGCCGAACGCTGACCTACCTGGAATAGCCGAGGGTAATTATTGGGAAGATAAGCAGTTTGTTCGAGAGGACGACTTCAGCTTGACGAGACTGCTACTAGAAACAGACTGGGATAAAACCCCGTTTTAACCAATGAAACAACGACCTGTAACTCCTATCGGCCTAAACA